GTAAATTAACTAAATTTAATGGCAATCCCGGTGCTTCGAAATTGTTCATGTAAGATGAAAAAGATGCAAATTGCACGTCTGAAAGTGGTTGCAATAGATTTGTTGTGCTATCAACACCCGCAATCTTCAAAAACATTTGAATAGAATTTCCCGACCGTACTTGTTGAAATGCCGCTTGCTTTACGACTTGTGCGGTGGTATCAATAGTTGTATAAATTAAATTAAGGTAAGGCGCACCCGTAGCTGGATTTATGGCGTTATTAACGCTTAGATTGTATCCGTATTGAAATGCCAACGCATTCGCAGCATAATAAGCCGATTTTAAGCCCCCGTATTGCGATATTAATATGTTAGTGATGGTTGACTCCGTATTATTGATTTCGGTGATTGTATTGTCAATTATTGGGCTTATAGCCGATGCTATTTGATAGTCAGGATCGGCAACACTCAACGCGTTGAAGTTTAACAAAGATAGATTTGATAATATTTGTTGCAAACTTCCCATTATACTATCCCGTTTAAGTAAAATATATAAATATTCAATACGCCCATTCCACCGTCAATTGTAAAATATAATGTCCCCGAATTTTGAAAATATTGTGACGGTAAAATTGGTGTGAAAAAACTTGCTATTTCATAAGTATCCAATATTTCACCACCGCCCGGATTTGTACCTATACTTAATGTAATATTTCCTGCTTGATTTGTTATGAAGATTTGGGATAGGTAAAAACCTGCTGAAAAATTAACAGCAGTATTGTGTGACATGGAATTAATTATAATAGGAGCATTTGGATTTAAAGTTGCATATAATTCCGTAAAATTATCATTTATAACAGTCAATGCGCTTTCACCATTTTGTCCCAAAAAAATGTATTGTTGTGCCATTCTTTAAATTGTTTTCCAAATCCCGTAGGCTCTCCAAAATCCCGTTCCATCCCACACCCCGTTTCGCAGTATCCAATCATTTGGGTGGTTAAGTTGTTCAAATATATCTAAAATTTGTTTGTCAATATCGGGAACGGAAAAATTATTTGCTGGATAGGTCGTTAATGCCCTGTAATTATTCAAATTTGAAAGTCCTGTTGGTACTTCGATTTGCAATCCTGAATAAACAGATGGTGTCCAATCTGCATAATTATTTACCTGCAACAACGTTCCCCAATTTGCCATATCTCCTGTGGAATTGAGTACCCCATCAAAAAATTCCTCATTTTGGCTGTAGGTATAAGTAGCATTTATGTTTTGAACGGTCGGAATGCTATCGGTAGGTAATGGTACGGTTGGTGCGGTTTCTAATTCAGTAAATAAAGCGGCTATTTGATTGTCAATATTGGGTACTGAAAAGTTAACGGCTGGATATAATGCAAGTGCAGTTATAATGTCGGTATTGGCGTTTATATCAATTGGAACCTGTAAAATTTGACCACTATAAAGCGATGGATTCCATTCATTAAACCCGTTGGCATCTAAAAAATCACTCCATGAGGCTATATCTCCAGTTGCGTTTAATATGCAGTCGGTAATATTTTGGCCTTGAAGCAAAGTGGTTGTTGCCATTATTATTGAGAATAATTTGCGGTCAAAGAAAAGTCAAACTGCACATTTTCAGGATTTGGTAATGTTTGCCACGATGCCGAACCCTTATCGGCGGCTATTTGGGAGATACATCTATTAAGCTGGAAAGCGGCTTGTGATGTATTACCGCCCAAAACTTGATTATTGAAACCTATCCCAAATTGCGGTTGGTAAACATTAAAGCATCTTGCCTCTAAAATTATACCCGCTCTTTGTGCTGATGGAACGGTTGTAGTGGTTGCTATTGAACCGTCCGGTGCTGTCTCTAAATCGCGCGTATTTGGATTAAAAATTAAATATGGCATCTTATTGAGTTATTACTTTTGATTGAATATCGTTTTGAACTGTTGGCGTTAGATTGTTTACACTTGAAAAAAGTGGTGCAAATGGAAAAGGTGTTGCTGCCACGTTAATGCCTTTTAGAATACCTAATATTTCATTTACTTGGTTTTCTACTTTGTTTAAGCGGGTTACTAAATTTGGGCTTAATGGTAAGCCACCGTTTTCACCACCGTTAAATTCAACTAATGTTTTGCAATTTATCTTCCATGTATCGATTTGGTCAAACGATATTATTGTTGGAAGTCCGCGATTAAAATCTATAAATGTTATAAGACACGATGTACCTATTACGGGTATTTGATAATCACTTGCTTGCGAACCTATTAAAACAGCTATCGGGACATTAGAATAAATCACGTCTTGAATAGATACATCACAAGTAAAATTATCGTTCACTTCTTCAACAACGCCATCAATAATTACTCCCGCTCGTAAAAGGTTGTTTACGAATTTCGCAAGTGTTGAGGCGAACAAAAGAGATGAATCATCCATGCCCAAATATAAATAAAAAAGCCCTCAATAAAAATCAAGGACTTTTTCAGTATCTTTACCGTAGCAACACAAATAAAGATGGATACAAATATAGAAGAAAAACCCGCTTATATAAGTAGGGAAGAAAAAATAGGGATTACTCAAGAATTCTTAAAAGCAACATTCGATTATAAAGATGGATTTTTTTATTGGAAAATAAGTCTTAACACCAGTATAAAAATTGGGGATTTGGCTGGATGTTTCCACAAAAGTACTGGAAGATATAGAGTAATTATAAATGGAAATGGTTATCATGTTTCGAGATTAGTTTTTTGCTATCAGAACGGTTATTTCCCTCAATATATCGACCATATAGATAGAAATAGGGCTAATGATAAAATTGAAAATTTAAGACCCGCCACTTGGGTTGAAAATTCCAGAAATAAAACACCCACAAAAAATCAAACATCAAAATATCGTGGTGTTTCTTTGAAGTACTACTTATTCAAGATATGTAAATAAACAAGGAAAGGTATCTAATAATATTTGTCGTAGATGGTCAAGCAGAATTTACATTGGGAAAGGAAAAGGAATTGGATTGGGTAGATTTCTAACTGAAAAAGAAGCAGCCATTGCATATAATGAAGCGGCTAAAAAATATTTTGGAGAATTCGCTTATATAAATCCCATTGAAGATTAGTTCTTTTAACTATTCACAGTTTGTCCGCTTGAATTTGTATAACTAATAGAACCCAACCATGCCAATTTTAGCTTTTGATGAAAGCCACGCTCTCCAATTTCAATATACCGTCCTAAAATTACGTACACGGCATTACGCTCCGGGTATCTTTTATCCGTATAGTTGACCTCGAAAAATAAATCGCAATCTGGATAAAGAAGCAACTCCAATTCGCCCCTATAATGATGCTGTTGAGCCTTTAATAAAGCGGCATTTGCTAATGTTTCGTATAAATTACCATTGGGTTGTACCTTGTAAAAAAAGTGCTCTTGCTGAACCCCGTTGCTGTCCCCAATATCAAAAAAAAATCGAGTGCCATTATTATTTATAAACCAACATCTCAACCTTATTTTTTGAAATGCCGATTGATACATTGTTGAAGTTGTTCTGTTATCAATCGTTATCGAGCCTTGAAACGTGGTTTGAAGTTTTGACCCAATGCAATTCCTATCTGTTGTTATATTTATCTGACCATTAGTTTGTGATGCAAGATTAACGTATAATTGATTTCCGAAAAAACTCATGTTAAATCCGAGTTCCTTTTTTAGCCATTCCAAAATCGCTGCGGGTGACATCGATATAAAAGTCAAATTCACCAATGTTAAATCAACGGTCGGCAATATCAAAGTTACTGGAGTTGGATTTGGCGGTGGTATTTGCCCCAAAATTGGAGTTGGCGTTAATTGAGAAATGGTTTCATTTACAAAGTCTATAAGGTTTTGCAGTAGCTGTTGCAACGTTATTGATTTGTAATTTATCCCAGTTCCTGTACGTGTTATTTTGCCCTTTTTATTGGTGGTTGAAACCCTATTATCTCCAAATATTCCAAGATTAAAAAAGTAGATATAATCAAGGCATTTTATGGTTGTTGGCATCCCCAAAACAAAGTCGTACACAAAGCCCTTGAATATAGTTAAGGTTGGATAGCCGTCATAGGATGCTGTAATTTCAACTGGGCATCCTTGCGGGAATGTATCAACCCTTATAGCAGTTAAATATTGGGTTAATGTATTGGGGTCTGAATATAAAATATACGAATTTAGGGGGACTTTTATTTCACATGAACTGCCAACTTTTGCGGCATCATTAGACGTTTTAACCTCGATAACAGAGGTCAAAAGTTGTCCATTAATTGTTACTGATAAGTTCGTGTTAAAATACATTATTACACGATTAAAGTTTGGCCGACTTGATTTTCAAAAAGCTTGATTTTCAAAACCACCTTTGTACTTCCCAATTGAGGCATTGGTGATATGGATTCTACAATTACCTGCGATATTCCCAACGCATTTAAAAATGTATTCCCCACATGAAAAACCGTGTTTGGTAACCATAAATTATTCCAAATAAAGTTAATTTGATCTTGCGGAAATGGCACATTCCATCCTGTTTGCCATAGGGTTGACTCAATATCTATTTCGTAAGGCTTTCTTGATATATGTTCAAAAACCGATACTCCATCTATAATTTGACTTTCGGCAAGTATCTTTTTACCTTTTGGTATTATTTGGCTACTCGCTGGCAGATATATAAATGTGTTATTATCAACCGTAAAATATATGCTCGATGGATTGTTTGTTTGGTCGGTAAATGTTTTAGGATATAATACGGGTTGTACTTTTTGTGCAGGGAGTGTTAATCCATTATATTGTACATTTGGATCAATAGGAACCGCTGTTACCGGAGTCGCTTGTAACGGTAAAATTTTACCTGCATAAAGTATCTCTAAATTCTCTAAATCGGTTATATATGGCAGTTCGGGAGTTGTCCGAAGTCCATTACCAATCTCAACCCCGTTTATTGTAGGCATATCTTTCTCACTTTATCTACTTCACTGTAAATATAGGAGAAAGTTTTTATTTGTTTTTATACGATACTTTAATTAAGTATATAGCCTACTGGCTGTTCACCGATTGGTCGAAGCCATTGATAGCCTCAATGATTTTTTGTACTGCTTGGTCTGCGCTTGATTGACTTTCTTTAACGCCATTGTTTTGCTGTAAAACACCGATTCGAATAAACACAGATTTTGCGCTACCGAGTCCCCCCGAAGCACCGGAAAGGTTAGAAGTATTGAGTGATTGACTTTTTGACGCTCCAAATGAATCATATTTATCTTTGGGTGGCGCACCTATTTTTTTAGCCATTTGTTGAATGGCTTGTGTATTCTTTTTAAAATCATTGTCTTGTGCTATAAAATTTACGTATCCAGCCATTGTTTTAGCATTTTCCTTTAAAGAATCGGCTGCCAATCCAAGCTTGTTGATAAATAAATTATCCATAAACGATCCTAAAATCGGTTTGTTTTTTTGTGCATCATGTGCCAAATGTTCACGTCTAACATCAAACACAGGGGCTTTGCCTGCGGCTTCTTTATTATATTGGGCTACATCATTTTTTAGTTTCGATTTGGCATCCGGGTCTAATTTGTCATAAATAGAATATTGCTCCTTAATAGCGGCGGCTTGGTCTGCTAAGCTTTTAAATTGGTCGTCACTTTCCGATAACTTATATTTTTTATCAATGGCCGCATCAAGTTCTTCATTCATGCTGATTAATTTTTCAATCACCAACCCTAATCCTATAACTAATGCTCCTATTCCTGTGCTTGCAATTGCTGAAGATAATCCCTCAAACGCAAATGTTGCTCCATCGGTCATTACGGTTACTTCTCCCAATGATGCTGTTAATATGCCATTTTCGACCGAAAAAACAGATGTAACAATTCCTACTGCTGCCATAACGCCTCTATAAGCCAACCAAATAGGTATCAGTTTTACCGCCCAATCAAATACTTCTTTTAAAAAGTTTACAAAGTTTGAATTACCAGTAAGTCCATCCCATAATGATTTTATGTCGTGCATTACCGATGATACAGTTTGCAAAATATCCAACCACAATGGCATTAACGAATTGCCCATGTCAAGCATGGTTTTTAATACGGAGTTTTTTTCATCATTTATTTGAGAAATTAAACTTTTTCCTGCATTTTCTAATCCCGGATTAAAGTGTGTGGTTAATGCTGCTGCGAACTTTGGCAAAAATATACTCGATTGTATTTGACCTTTTTTCATTGCCTCGTGAAACTGCATGGTGGTCATTCCCATTGATTGTGCTGCAATATTCATAGACCCTGGGAGTGCCATAGCGAGCATCCTCATTTGGCGCATCTGAACCGTTCCCAGTTCGCCTATCTCTTTCATGGCATAAGCGGTTCTACTAAACGCATCAGGGCTTAGGTGCATTACCGTTGCGGCCTCTGAAACGCCCTCAAACACCTTTCTTAGTTTTTCACCCTCAATTCCCGTCCCAAAGAAACCAGCTTGCATTTCTGAAAATGTTTGAAAGGCTTGTTCCATCGGTAAATGTAGCCTTACTACGGCATCATTTAGATAATCAATATTTTTTGCATTATCTACTATTCCTTCAGATGAATATTTGATTACATTATCAAACCCCTGAAATTCGGCGGCTAAGTGCATTAGTTCTTTGCCGAAATTATAAATTTCATAAACCGAAAATGCTTCAATTAGCGTACTCTGAAGTGATTTTGCAGCTTCCCCGATTCCGCCAAAATTTTCTTTAATATCTGATGAAGTGTCCTTAACCGTGCCACCTAATTTTTTAATGGCATCTTCAATATCCTTCATCTGTTTTAAAGAATTCCCGGAAACGTCAATTTTGAACCCGTAGTCTGCGGCCATTTTCTTTCAATTTAATTTATAATTCCTTGAGAAAAGGGGCGTGGATGAGCCTAAGAACCTCTCTAAACATTATTAAATAGTCTATGTATTCTTGTTGGCTCATGTTGTCACATTCCTCTTTTGTTAAATGCAAAAATGCCCGGAATAATGTTCTGTTATAGAAACCATCATCACGGGCAATTAATTCTCTTATAGCCACATCTTGGCTATCGCTTATTTTATTATACTCCTTGCTAACAGCGTAAAAAAAGGGGTTAGTTTCTCCTTCATCAGCCACAAACCGAACTGTATAATAGCTATATTATCGTTCAAAAATTGTGTTTTATCTGTTTCTGTAAAGTTATTATCGGGTACTAAAAGCACATGGATTGCTTGTTCTGTTATGTCGCAAAGCACCTCGTGATCGATTTGTATTTCATCAATACCCTTTGATTTGAAAACGCTTGTTAATAAAAACTG